TCCGAACAGTTTGACGCTAAATCAAATACTAACTTTGAAGGGTTGTACGGAAAGGACTTTGCTGACCAAGTATTAAACTCAGATGCCAGGGGTGAGAAATCTTACACAGGCGGGAGGTATAGTAGTGGAGAACTCCAACGACTTAAGATTTCAGATATAGAAGGCGCCTCAGATTACATCCGTTCTAGGAGATCAATTGGTAAAGACCTAGAAAAGAAAGGTGGGTTTCAAGGTGGTGGGGGTGGCAACATCTTCCAACAAAAGAAAAAGAAAACAATATTCAATAGCGCAGTAGATACCCCTTTAGAGGGTGGACTGTATGGGGCATAATTATGGCATGGTTTAATAAGAAGAAGAGCACAGTAGATAAACTAGAGAAACAGTTCGGCCTAAGTAAAATTGCGGATGATTTCTGGTCTAGGCACGATGAGGGCCCTAATGGCCCAGTACCTAAGAAGAACCAACCTAAGAAAAAAGAAAAGAAGAAAGATGGCAAATAACACTGACCCTACAACACCTGAAGGATTCTCTGGAGTACTAGGACTTAATCCTATTGGGGAATACATCACTAAGCGATTTGCGGAGATGCAGGGAAATAGGGTTAATTGGGAATCCCATTGGGAGGAGATTGCCAGGTATATTGTCCCAAACAAGGATGATATCTGGGGGAATCAGACCAAAGGTGAAAGGAAGACTGACCACCTATTTGATAGTACTGCCAAGAGATACTCTAATGAATTGGCATCCGCACTTCACTCAATGCTAACTAATCCGACCACTCAATGGTTTGAACTCTCCACAGGAAATAGAGAGATAGATGGGGATAGAGAAGTTAAGATTTGGATGCAAGAAACTGTAGAGATCATGCTTCAGGTTCTAAACAACTCAAACTTCCAAGAGCAGATACTAGAGGTATACCATGAGTTAGCTACCTTCGGAACCGCACCTCTTAGAATAGAGGAAGACCCAGAAGACTTTATTAGATTCTACAGTCGTCCAATATATAAATGTTTCATCTCTCAGAATAATAGGATGGTGATAGACACTCTTATTAGGAAGTACAAGTTCACAGTAAGACAGCTACTTCAAGAGTTTGGCCCAGAGGCACTGACCCGAGAGATGCACCAGCAGTTGAAAGAAAAACCAAATACAGAATATGAAATATTACATGCTGTAGGCCCGAGATCGGATTTACTTATAGCCGGGTTAGATGCCGAAGGGCCTCTCCCCTTCTACTCATTACATATATTAGCATCCAATAAGAAACTATTAAATCCAGTAGAAGCCGGGTTTAATGAGTTTCCCTATGCCTGTCCTAGATGGATGAAGATAGCTGGGGAAACATATGGAAGGTCTCCGGGCATGGATGTGCTCCCAGACATAAAGACTATCAATGCTATGAAGAAGGTAATACTTCAAGGAGCACAGATAGTCGTGGCCCCGCCACTGCAGGCGGTGGACAACTCTTTAATCCGACCAGTGAAATTCAGACCCTTTGGTATGAACTACCGAAGGCCGGGGTCAGAGCCCATACAGCCTATCGTTACTGGAGCAAATCCCCAAATTGGTATGGAGGTGATGGAGGCTATACGCCAAGACATCAATGAATGTTTCTTTATCCATCAACTAAGGATGGTTCAAGCTGACAGGATGACAGCAACCGAAGTAGTTCAAAGAAGGGACGAGCAACTTAGAGGACTGGGCGGAATTCTAGGTAGGCTGCAAAATGAGCTTCTGGCCCCCATTATAAACAGGGCATTTGGTATTATGTTACGGCAAAATCTATTTAGTGAAATGCCGGAAATTCTTGCCAGTATAAATAAAATGGAAATAGAATACACTTCCATGTTGGCTAGGGCTCAGGTTCAAGGGGATGCAGAGAGTGTTCAAAGAGCTCTATCTCAAGTATTACCTATTATGGAATCCCAACCAGAGATAATGGACAATATTGACGGGGATGCTATGTTAAGAATCTCCTTTGATAAGTTTGGAGTCGATGAGCGATTCCTCAAAGCAGAAGAAGATGTCGAGTCGGTTAGGGAAGAGAGAGCTGCTGCTATGCAGGAACAAGAGCAGTCTGCTATGATGCAGCAACAAGGACAGGCTGCAGGATCAGTAGCTCCATTACTCAAGGCGGTAAAAGAATGACTGAAGAAGAACACATGAGAGATATGGTTATCAAATACGGTAAGGTGTTCTCAGGGCCTGATGGAGAGTCTGTACTGCTAGATATGATGCGTAACTGTCACTTAATTGACGGTACCTATTCTGAAGAAACACATAAGATGTACTTTAAGGAAGGTAGGAGAAGCGTAGTCTACGATATAATGAAGATGATGAATGTCGATTTAACTCAATTAAGGAAATTATATGAACAACACGAGGAGGATTTCTAATGGGGGAAGCAAATGAAGCAATATCTACAGCAACTGAAGGAACTGCCCAAGTGGGCACAGCTCCTGATATTTCTACTGGGACTAGTCCTGATAGTGGGAATAGCGGGATTCTTGGGACTGGATCAACAATCCCTGTCCAAAATTTGGGGAGTGGCCCAACAGCTGAAGCCATTGAGTCCAACCGTACCGCTCTAGCACCGCCGAGTATCTACGGGGATTTACAAGTTCAATGGCCTGAAGGCATTGACGAATCCTTGACTAATGACCCGACACTAAAACCTTATGTCGGACAAGACGGTGTGGTTAATATTAATGGGGCCCTTAAGTCTCTGGCACACGCTCAGAGGAATATAGGTAGAGACCGTGTTATGATTCCGCATGATAATACTACTCCTGAGGAATGGACAGACTTCCATCAGAAGGTATTTGGGTATGAACCAGATATCAACAACTATAAGGTGGATTATGACGTTGAAAAAGGATTGGTTACGGAAGAGTTCTTCAACGACTTTAAGTCTCATGCTCATGAAAATATGTATCCGTCGGGTTTGGTTGAAGACATGCTTGGCTTCCTCGACACTAAGATCGAGGCTAGTAACGAAGTTGCGAACCAATCTCAAGAAGAAAATATCCAAGCAGGGCAGGACTTCTTAAAGGAAGAGTGGGGTGAGGGTTATGATAAAAAACTAACCTCAGCTCGAATGGTTTTACAACAGTTTGGTGATGAAGATATGATGGACTATGTTAATAACTCATATCTTAAAGATGACCCAATGGTGGCAATATTCTTGTCAAAGATAGGGGATAAGATGTTTGGAGAGGACTCATTTAGAGGGGAAGATAGTGTTGGAAGAATGGGTGGGTTTACTCCTGCTGAAGCTGACCAACAAATCAACTCGGTCTATGGCGATCCAAAACACCCTTTCCATAACAGAAGCCATCCTGGGCACAAGGATGCACAAGAGCAAATGCTTAAATTATTCGCTGCCAAGAGTGGCGAGAGGGGATAGACATGGCAATCGGCAGAGGTAATAGATCAGCGAGAGACAGATACTTAAAGGGTAGATTGGGTGAACAACCTAGTTCAGGTAGGAAGACACCTGATAGAGGGCCTGTAGGTAGTATGTCTATAGCTAAGGCCGCTACTCGGGCATCTGCCGAATTGAGGTCTCCAGCTCCGACTGTGAAGAAGGTCGAACTAACTAGGTCTCTTGATAGTAAGCCTAATATGCCTAGGTATAATAGGACTACTCCAAGACCTCAGGAGGGGAGGACTAACTATACGGGAAGAAGACCGTTCTAGTTGACCCAGAACTGAAAGTAACCTAGACTGTATTTAATATATACTCTGAGACAATCCAATTGGAAGCTCGCTATAGGGTTTGTTACAGGGAAGCCTGATACGGACAATCCTTGGGAAACTATTCAACTCAATATTGAGCTGAATGAATTTAACAAGGAGATTGGCCATGAGTTTTCAGGTCACAACTGCGATGGTCGATATGTTCTCAGCGAACATATTCCACCTATCGCAACAAAAAATGTCTCGTCTGCGTCCTTTTGTAAGGCAAGAGAACCAGAATGCCGAGACAGCATTCTATGACAGAATCGGAACTAGAGAAGCCAGACGTAAGGAAGGCCGACATTCCGATGTAGTTTACATTGACACTCCCCACTCTCGTAGGGCGCTGACAATGATTGATTTCTATGATGCCGATATGGTTGACCAGGAAGACAAGCTACGAACAATTATGAATCTAGAAAATGAGTACACTCAAGCAATCGCTATGGGACTTGCAAGACAAGTAGATAGGGAAATTATTGAAGGTGCTCTAGGTATAGCTAGGGGTGGGAAGAAAGGTACTGATATGATACCTCTCCCAGACACTCAGAAAGTGGCAGCTTTTGATACTTCCTCGGTCACAGTGGCCGGAGAGCCTTTAACTATTGAGACCCTAAGAAGAGTCAGACTGAAATTCAAACAAGCTGAGGCAATACAAGATTATCAAGCACTGGTATTCGCTTGTGGAGCTCAACAAATTGATGACCTTCTGGCGACTACTGAAGTTACTAATGCTGATTACAACACAGTAAAAGCACTAGTTAATGGGGAAGTAGACACCTTCTTAGGATTTAAATTTGTAGCTACTGAACTTATTCCTTTCAATGATGCCGCCCTTACTTACGATGTAACTAATGGTGGTGTTAATGTCGGTGGTGCTACTGGTACTATCGCTATCGGAGAGGGTAGAAGATGTGTTGCCTTTACAGCAGGAGAAGCCATATTACTGGCCAATCCTAGTTATGTAGTAGGTAGAATTGATGAATTACCCGGTAAACACT